CGGCATGGGCGCCCATGAGAAGCGTGGCCACGTCCGTGTCCTGCGCAACATGGCGGACAAGATGGAGGCGGACGCCATGATGGGCAAGCTGCCGCACATCTATGACGATGACACCTGGATGTACGCCGGCCGTGAGCAGAATCCCGGCGAGCAGGGCCAGGGCGAGGTCAAGTTCAGCCCGGAAGCGCAGAAGGTGATCGATGGCCTGTCGGCCCAGGTGGCGGAACTCAGCGACAAGGTGACCGCCGCCGGCAAGGCGGAGTTCAACGCCGCCGCGCAGCCGGAGCGCCAGACGCTGCCCCCGCACGTCACGGCCATCCTGGCCAAGGCCGGCATCGACCAGAACCCGAAGGATGGCGAGAAGAAGACCTTCCACGAGGTCGACCAGATGCTCGCCGCCGCCGGTATCACCGGGCCCCGCGCCATGGAAGCCAAGCTGAACATGCGCGCCGCGGGGATGATCGCGGCCTGAGCCACGGCATCGCCACGATGGCCCGGAGCGCCGTCTAGCCCCACTTTCACAGAGGAATCATCATCATGAGCAAGATGCAAAACGGTTTCGTGGACCTGCACGCCGCGGCCGACTTCCTCGGCCCCGGTGCCGTGGAAACCCCGATGTTCGAGGCGGAGATCACTGATCTCGTGCGTCGCAAGTCGGTTGCCCTGCAGCGTCTGCCCCACGAACGTGCCACCGGTCACCCGCACCGGTTCTTCGAGGAGACGGCCATTCACCAGGGCTCGTTCATCGACCCGCGCAACATGGGTACGCAGTCTGCCGGTGGCTCGACCCGCGTCGAGAAGTCGGCGCCGATCAAGGCCATCATCAACCAGACAAACATCTCCATGTTCGACAAGGACGTGACCGAGCAGCAGGGTCAGTTCGCCAGCGTCGTCTCGAAGGACATCAACGACGTGATCAGTGGCGTGGTGGTCACCTCGGCCGCGGCCGTCTGGGCCGGTACCGATACCAGCCTGACGACCCCGACGACCCTGGAGTACATGGGTATTCTGCGCCAGATCACCCTGACCAGTTCCATCGCTTCGGGCGCGAGCATCATCGACGGCCTCAAGAGCCAGGTAGCGGCCATGGTCGCGGACCAGACCTACGATGTTCGCCCCACGGCCATCTACCTGAACCCGGTCCTGGCGGACTACATCGACCAGGAGGCCAAGGCGAACAGCATCACGCTGGCCGAGGTCGACGTGGCGGCGGGTGTCACGGTGAACGCCATCAATACGCAGGCCGGGCGCCTGCCGTTGATTTCGGACCCGTACATCCCCTCGGTCGCCTCGGGTTCCGGTCCGGCCTATGGCTTCTCGGACGCGCCGGCCGGCCAGACGATGTATCTGGCGGTGATCGTCACCGAGGATATGGTCGAGATCCCGTATATCTCGGGCGCCACGGACAACCCGAACCCGCGCATCTTCGAGCTCGGCCTGACCAACAACCTGTCTGGCCAGTTCGTCGCGGTGTTGTTCGATGCCGTGATCGCCAAGGGTCCCGGGTACGCGCACGCGCTGGTCGCCGTCTACAAGTAATTGCGACGCTGACCAATCCATCAACCTAACCGGCGGCCCCGCTTCGGCGGGGCCCGCTATTTGAGGAACACCCACCCATGAATATTTACGTCAACGGCGAGAAGCAGTCCAAAGGGGTTCACCGCATGTTCGTGGAGCCCGGCCGGGAGCTCGATGGTAGCAACTGGAAGGACAAGGACGGCAAGGTGATCCAGTTCAAGGTCGAGTTCGTGGAGGGCAAGGCGGACGTGCCGGCCAATCTCGGGCGCTACATGGTGAGCCGCGGCATGGCCACGGAAAGCCCGATTGTGGTGGCCAATGCCTAGTGAGTACCTAACCTCCGGCGAGTACGGCACCTATGGCGTGCCGTCAGCGACGGCGGAACAGGTGCAGCAGGCGTCTACACTGATCGACGGCTACCTGCAGCGGCCGGAGGGCCTAGTGTGGTCACCGGATGCCAATGGGCAGCCGGCCTGGATGACGGCGCTGGACCCATCCTTCACCCTCAATGCGCCGGGAGCAATCGCCGCGGGCGCGAATGTCTCGGTCCCGGTGACCGGGCCGGTCGGTTCGGTCCAGGTGGGCGACGTGCTGATCGTGGATAAAGCCACCCAAGGCAGCGAGGAGGCGTGCGTTGTCGCGGAGACGGCCGCGGATTCGGTCACCCTGGAAACCGTGCAGTTCGCGCACAACGCGGGCGTGGACCTGGATGCGGGGCTGGTGATACTCGAGGAACGCGCCATGCCCAAGGCCCGGCCCAAGACCCGGGTGTCGCGCTGGCCGGCGGTCCGCCTGCTGGGCGGCCAGGGGCGCTACGCCTACGCGCGGCGCGGCCAGGTGCCGCAGTTCAACATGGAAGACTTCAATCTGCTGTCGACCATGACGACCTATGGCGGTCCGCCGACGTGGGAGCGGTTCAGCGTCCAGACGGCCGAACTGACGATGAACGGCGAGGTCTGGGTGCCGGCCGGGATCCTGCTGGCCTACTACACCCACGTCCGGCTGCAGTATGTCGCCGGCTTCCAGGCCTCTACCTTGCCGCCGGAGATAAAGCAGGCCTGCGCCAAGATCGTCACCCATGCGCAGCAGTACGGCCTGGGTGATGGCGTTCGCTCGTACAAGGCGGGCGACACGGCCATACAGCGGTTCGCGGCCAGCGCCATGGACGCGGACACGAAGGCGCTGCTGAGCAAGTACCAAGCGCGGACGTTCGTCTAGGCGTCGGCCAGATAAATGCGTATGACGCATCTGAATTGACGCAGGGCACCCTCGTGAGCTTCATTTTCCCGCGCACCATCACCGTCAAGCGCCACACGGCCACAGCTGGCAAGGGGTTTGTGGGCTACAGCGGGGTCACGGACGGGGACCTCACGGTGATTCTGAGCAACGTCCAGGCCAGTATCCAGTTGAAGCGCAGCGGCGGCTCGCCAGAGGCCAAGCTGCCGGCGGACGGCGACAAGACGAAGTGGCGCATCATGTTTCAGGCCGCGGTCGGCACGGTGACGGAAAACGACCTGATCATTGATGACCTGGGCAAGCGGTATCAGGTGAAGGGCGCGTACTGGAACTCGCTCGGGTATCAGTGCGCGTGCGAACTGCTGGAGGCCTGATGGCTGAGGACGTCCTGTATGGCATGACCTGCCCGCGGCGCGTCCACCCGGGCAGCGGTGGCCGGGACTACTGGCGCTCGGACGGCACATGCTCCTACTGCGGGAGCCTGGACCCGGACAGCTTCATGGCCCGGCTCGAAGCGGGGGACGTGACGCTCACCCCGACCGACAAGCCGTACAAGGTCTACGTGGAGAACCGCGGCGGTCCCGGGTTCAAGCGCAATCACCGGGACTGCCCGCCGGACAGTCCCTGCACCGGCCCGGACGACTGCACCCACTGGCGCACCCGCGAGGTGGGCCGGGTCAAGTTCTATTTTCAGCACCTGCGCGTGCACCAGATGCAGCGGTTCATCGAGCTCAACAACGCCGGCCGCCTGCATATCGAGTACCCGGGCCACTTCTACGTGCTGCCCTTCTTCTGCAAGGTGGAAAGCCATGAGCAAGCCGAAAACGGCGGCGAAGATTAACGGCGAGCCGCACGCGCTGGTGCTCCTGCAGGTCACCGCCCGGGACGAGCGCGGCCGGATCTCGCAGGCCAACATCCTGCACGACGACGCGGTGGTCGACTTGAGCGACGAGAGCCAGAGCCGGGAGTTTGTGACCGCCTTCGTTCGGTCGGACATGCTGGAAGGCATGACGGTCAACTGACCGATGGCCGACCTATCAGACGTCGTTTCGGTCCTTGGCCAGAAGGTCGCGGACGCGCTCTACCCGAACGGGACCGGCCAGGCCTCGGCCGTGGGCAAGGACTGCAAGGTAGTGAGCGGTTGGCCGCTGCCGAAGGACCTGGACGCCACCCTGGCCGCGGGCAATGTGCAGGTGTCGGTCTATCCCGTGTCGGGCATGGACCGCAACACCACCCGATACCCGAAAGTCTGGCAGGAGCAAAGCGTCACGGCGGCCACGATCACGCTGACCGTGAACGTCGATACGGTGACGGTAGGCGGTACGCCGGGCGCCGGGCAGACCTGCCTCGTCTCAGACAGCAGCGGCGCCTATGACTACGCGGTGCAGGCCGGCGACACGCTGGCGGACATCGCCGCCGGCCTGGCCGCCGCGATCCCCGGGGCGAGTGCCGTCGGCGCGGTGGTGACCATACCCAACGCGGCCGATCTGACGGCGGCCGTGAGCACGCAGGGCACCGCGGCCATGGAACTGCGGCGCCAGGAGCGCGTGTTCAAGATCATCGTCTGGGCCCCGACGCCGGACTTGCGGGATTCGGTGTCCAAGACCGTTGACGCGGTGTTCGCGGACCTCGAGCGGCTGGTCATGCCCGACGACTTCTATGCCCGCATCATCTACGCGGGCACCGTCGAGACCGACGATGTGCAGAACCAGCGGATCTATCGCCGGGACCTGAACTACCGCGTCGAGTACGCGACCACCAAGACCGAAAACGAAGCCACGGTGGGCGTCAACGTCATCAACTTCACGCCGGTGACCGGCATAAACACTATCTGAGGACCGTCCCATGGCCGAGAAACAGCCCGAAACCACGAATAAGCCCAAGGTGCGGCTGATCGTGGTGGAACCCTTCGGTGACTACCGTCGCGGCGATAGCATCACCGACCCCAAGGAAGTGCAGAAGGTGCAACAGACCAAGGCCCATCACGTCGTCAAAGCAGGAGCGTAAGCCATGCCTATCGTTCAGAAGGGAGCTATCAATACCACGGCGCTCCTCGTGCCGGATGTGTACGTCCAGATCGTTCCGCCGCAGGTGGCGGAGCTCAACGGCGTGCCGACCAACGTGCTCGGCGTCGTGGGTACCGCATCCTGGGGCCCGGTGAACTCGCCGGCCATCTTCGGTGACATGGCGGGCTACGCGGAGAAGTTCGGCCCGATCAAGGCCCGCAAGTACGACATGGGTACGCAGGTCGCGGTCGCAGTGCTGCAGGGCGCCAACAACTTCCGGGGCGTGCGCGTCACGGATGGCACCGACACGGCCGCCACGGTCTCGGTACTGGATACGGCGGGCACGCCGGCCACCGGCATCGACGTGACCGGCAAATATACCGGCACGCTCGGCAATGGCATTTCGGTGGACGTGGCCGATGGCAGCAAGACGAACAGCTACAAGGTCACCGTCTCCATGCCCGGGCGTGTGCCGGAGGTGTTCGACAACATCACCGGGACCGGCGCGGCCCTGTGGCAGGCGATGGCCGACGCGATCAACAACGGGATCTCCGGCCTGCGCGGGCCGTCCAACTTGGTGGTTGCCACCGTGGCCTCGTCCACGGCCACGCCGGCGGTCGCCTCCTACAATCTGGCCGGCGGCACCGATGGCGCTACCACCATCGACTCGAGCGTCATGCTCGGCCAGGACACCGGCGCGCGCAGCGGCATGTATTCCCTGCGCGATACCGCCGCCTCGGTGGCACTGCTGGCCGACATGGACGACACCACCAGCTGGACCGATCAGGTGGCGTTCGGCCTGGCCGAAGGCATCTACATGATCCTCGTCGGCCCGAACGGCCAGGACGTATCCACCGGGGTCAGCGCCAAGACCACCGCGGCCATCGACAGCTACGCGGCCAAGGTCATGCTGGGCGACTGGGTTTACTTCCAGGACACGGTGAACGACCAGCAGCGGCTGATCAGCCCGCAGGGCTTCGCCGCCGGCCGCATCATCAACCTGTCCCCGGAGCAGTCCAGCCTGAACAAGCCGATCTACGGTATCGTGGCCACTCAGAAGACCGCCGCGAATCAGCAGTACAGCAGCGCGGACATCCAGGCCCTGGCCGCCGCCGGCATCGACGTGATTACGGCGCCGGCCCCGGGCGGTGACTATTTCGCCTGCCGCATCGGCCACAACGCCAGCAGCAACGCCCTGACGAACGGCGACAACTACACGCGCATGACCAACTACATCGCGTCGACGCTGAACGCTGGCATGGGCGTCTATATCGGCCAGGTGCAGTCCGCGACGGAGCGCCTGAACGCCAAGTCCACCCTGGACCACTTCCTGCAGAACATGGAGGACCAGGGGATGATCGGGGACCCGAACGGCGGCCCGGCCTTCTCGGTGGTGCTGGATGCCAGCAACAACCCGACCAGCCGTGTGGCCTTGGGCTACCAGCAGGCCGACGTGAAGGTGAAGTACCTGGGCATCGTGGAGAAGTTCCTGATCAACGTCGAGGGCAACTCGGCGGTGACCATCACCCACCAGGCGGCGTAATCCCCGCCACTCATAGGAGATTGAACCATGCCGCAGAATGGCTTTACGGTCGGGCGTGACGTCACTGTCAACATCAACACGCCGAACGGCCCTCTGACGATTGCGCTCGTCACCGATTTCGACAAGAAGCCGAACACCAACGAAAAGAAAATCAAGGGCATCGACGGGATCCGTCGTACCGTGTTCATCCCGGACGGCTGGGACGGCACCTTTGAGGTCGAGCGCAAGGACAGCGTGGTGGACGACTACTTTGCCAAGCTGGAGGCCGACTATTACAGCGGCATCGGCACCGGCCCGTCGACCATCACGGAAACCATCACTGAGCCCAGCGGACAGGTGTCTCAGTACCGTTACACTGGCGTCATGTTCCGCCTGGATGAGGCGGGCAGCGCAAAGGGCGATGATACGGTCCAGATGAAGATTTCCTGGGCCGCCGAACGTCGCATCAAGGTGTCCTAATGCCCGAAGTAACCGTCAAAGCAATCAAGCCCGACGAGGGCGAGTCGGCCGATTCCCCTTCGGAGGAAATGGTCAAAAAGGCGCGGGAGGAAGTGCTGGCCGAAGACGCAAACGGTCACATCATCACCCTGCGCAAGCCCGGCGTCCTGGCGCAGTTCCGCATGGTGGAAATGCTGGGGCAGACCGCGGAAAACCAGACCTACATGGGCATGGTGTTCCCGATCATGTATGTCAGTGCCATCGACGGTGAGCCGGTGGCTTCGCCCAGCACGAAGCGTGAGCTCGAGGCCCTGATCCAACGCCTGGACGAGGAAGGTATTTCCGCCGTGGCGCTCAAGGTCAACGAGACCTGGGGCGAAGCGAACCCGGAGGAGGCCAAAGCCGAGGTAAAAAAGTAGCCACCTACGAGCCGATCCGCGAGGCACTGTTCCTCGTGAGCAACGGCGTCCCCTTCGATACGGCCTTTCGCCTGGGTGAGGTGGACCGGACCGCCTTCTGTATCGTGTTCAGCGAGATCCACGGCAACGAATTCGACTGGCGCGCCTTCCGCTTCAAAGAGGAGTCGAAGAAGTGAGGGAATGGTCCCTGTCAGAATTTGCCATGCACCTGGCGGAAGTGGCGGCCACGGAGGCCGTGGAGATTCAGCACGGGCTGGGCCGCGCCGCGGAGATCGTGGAGAAGGCGGCCAAGAAACGGCTCGGCCACTACCATCGAGCCGTGGGGCCGTTCCCGGGCTGGGTTCCGTTGGCGCCGGTGACGCGGGCGGATCGCGTGCGCAAAGGCTATACGCCGAATGACCCGCTGCTTCGCTCCGGCGAATTGCGGGACCACATTACCCATGATGTGCATGGCTTCGAGGCCATGATCGGCGTCAAGGGCGAGGGGGCCGACGAGAACGGCACCGACATCGGGGATATTGCGACCTATATGGAGCTCGGCACGGAGAACGTCCCGCCGCGGCCCTACCTGGGACCGGCCGCGTACCGGAACCGGAAGAAGGTCGGGCTGATCCTCGCTGAGTCGGCGGTCGCCGGGTTCGTAGGTGGCAGAGCGTTACCGCACCGCCTGGGCTACAACATGGAGGCGGTCGCGGAGGAGTAGCTACCGGAAGCCGCCGGCGATGGTGGCCTGCAGCGTGGCCCCGGGCGTGCTGAACGCCGCCACGAGCACGCCGGCGGGATGCTTGCCGGTGGTGATTCGCGCCTTGACCCGGGCGCAATCCGGTTTCGGGCCGAGGACGGCCCGCTTGGTGGTGGTCACCGCGACGTGCACCGTGTCACCGGTGTTCACGAAGCGGGCGCCTTTCGGGATCACCACATTCCTGTGGTCCATCATTTCGTACAGGCCCGGGCGCCGGCAGACCTTGATCTCGCCGGTGTCCACACTGGCCGCGAGCAGCGGCGCGGCGGCCGTGGCCAAGGCGAGCGCGAGCAGCAGGGCAATCCGTTTCATCATCACTTCTCCGTGGTCAGTAGTACGGGGTGGGCCAGAATAGGGCGATCAGCACGACGGCAACGCCGGCCAGGATCGCCAGAGACAGGAGCGCGGCCGCGCCGAACAGCAGGCCATACGTCCACCGCCACTCAATCGGGATTGGGTGCTCTTTCGGCGGGGTGCGCTGGGGCCGGATATTCGGGTATTGCACCCACGGAATCCGGTCAGCGAACCACTCCCGTATGCGGTCGCGGCGTCTCACACCCCCGATTATAGACCCGAATCCTTCCACGAGAGCAATCCGCCATGTTTGAAGCCTATAAAGTCGGCATCCGCTTGACCCTGGCGGAGAACGTAAGTCGCGGATTGTTGGGGCTTTCCCGTCGTTTCGCCCATACCAATATGGAGGCGGATCGGCTGCAGCGGAAGCTCAAGGACATCCATCGGCTGAGCCACAAGATGATGATCGCCGGCGCGGTGGCCGGCGGCGGCGCGGTGGGGCTCGGCGTGATGGGCCACATGATGAAGCCGGCCAAGGAGTATATCCACCAGCTGAACATCATGAACATGGCCGGCGTGAAGCATAAGGCCATGATTGAGGCGACGGCGGAGGCGTGGAAGAACAGCCAGAACGTCATGACGT